CAGTTCCTGGAGGACGTTCTCTAATGTTTACCAACCGCGTAAGACAGGCCATCGCGGCCACCCTGCAAGGCCTGCCGTTGTCGGCGACCGTGGAAGAATTCACCCCGCCGAAGATCGAATTCGAGATGGAAAACATGGTCGGCGGCCGCTTCATCGGCGAGGAAATGGCCAAAAGTGGCAAGGCGCTGACCTCCAAACTGATCCTGCAAGGCGCTGGTCCAGAAATCATGCTCGCTCTGGGCGTGAAGCTGGGCGACGACATCCTGCTGAACGTGCGTGAAGCCGGACAGGATCAGGACGGCAACACCTGGTTCACCTACCACACCGTCGGCGGCAAGTTGAAATCCCTTGAGGAAGCCGTCCTCAAAATGAACGACAAACCCAAGACCACTCTCGAGTTGTCCTGCCGCACTTACAACCGTCTGGAAAACGGCATCCCGGTGATCGACATCGACGTGCGCACCCAGAAGTTCGTGCTCAACGGCGTCGACATTCTCGGTGACGCTCGCCGCGCCGTGTTGCTGCCTTAAACACCCGTAACACCTTCCTGTATCGCCGCTTTCACCCGCTGATGTTCTGGCCTGCTGCGGGCGGCTTTTTTGTTTCAACAAGGAATTGATTCCATGTCGTGGACGCCACCCAAACACGTCCTGTTGTCGCCGATTACCGGTGATGACGGATCCGAGATCGAACAGATCCAACTCAAACCGCTGTACTACGCCGCGCAGAAGGAGGCCCTGGCCCGTGCCGGCGATGATGAGGACGATCAGTTCTTCGAGCTGGCCAAATTGGCCACGGGGTTGTCGGTCAAGGAACTGGACCAGCTCAAACGCCCGGACTACGTGAGCATCGCGCAGTACGTGCATGAGATGTCGATTCGCCCAGCTTCGTACTTTCTTGAACGGCAAGCACAGGACGAACAGGCGGTAGACCCCGATCAAGTGCCACTGCTTCAACCACTCAGCGTGGCGGGCCGCAGCATGACCTCGTTGACCTTGGAGATGCCGGTGCTGCGCGCGACCAAAGCGATGAAAAAACTGAAGACGGCCAAAGAGCGCGCCGAGTTCATCACCGCCCATTGCACCGGGCTGATGCTGCCCGATCTGGACCTGCTGACCGTGCCTGACTGGACACAGCTTCAGGTACGCATCGACGATTTTTTAAACAAACCGGCCGACTTCTTTCGGAGCGCGACATCGAAGTAATCCTCGATGTGGTGCCGCTCATTTACTCGGTAAGTGAGGCGGAGATTCTGGAGTGGGACGCCGGCAAGGCATTGCGCCGCTACGACATCGCGATCACTCGCCTTGGCGTGAAACAGGAGTAGAGCAGGATGGCAGGCAGTAAGTATTCGCTGTCCGGTGCGGCAAGCATCGAATTGCCGCAACTGGGCAGCGCCTCTGAAACGTCGGGCCTGAACCTGGCACTGACCACGGCCAGCCTCGACATCCGTTTGCTGGTGTCGGAACAGGTAAAACTTCGCGAAGCGCTGGCGTTGTTGAACATTGCTTTGTCGTCGCAGCAGTCGCTGCTCAAGGCGAATGCTTCGGTGCCAGCGGCAAGCAGTGAGCCAAAGTCCAAGTTAAAGGCTGAGATCGATCAGCGCACGCCGCCGGATCTGCTCAAGTCGGCGATGGCGACCGAGTTGGCGATGGTTGAGCTCAACCAGGTGCTGAAACTGGACAACGTCCAGTTGCAGAAACTGTCGGAGGCCAATCTGAAAATGGCCACTGACAAGCAGGTTGCTCCGAGCGGGGCAACGGCGGTTCAACTGGCCCAGGTCGAGTTGGCGGCGGCGAAGGCAGGTATCGGGGACGGGCTCGACCCGGCTAAAAAGCAGGACGAACTGCTGAACTTCACCCGAGATAGCGCGGTGACGGCGTCGGCGTTCAATCTCGACGTCAAGGCCGCCAGCGAGATGCTGTTGGGTTGGCGTAATTCGATGAAGCTGGATCGGGGACAAAGCCTGAGTCTGGCGGATGCAACCAACCATCTCAGCAACAGCGGTCTGAATGTCAAAGCGGCAGACATCGGTTCTGTGGTGCAACGCAGTGGCGAGGCGGGCATCGCGGCGGGAATGACGCCGGAACAGATGGCGGCCCTCGCGGCGGCGCTCTTGAACAGCGGCGCGGACAAGGTCGGTGCCGGTGAGGCTTTGAAAGGTTTCACCACGGTTTTGGCCAAGGGGGACGCGGCTTCACCGGAACAACGCAAGGCCTGGTCTGATTTGGACGGCAAATTTAATCCTGGGATGTTGGCTGATGGCCTGCGCAAGGACGCACCGGGAACGATCAACCTGGTGCTTGAAGCGCTGAAGAAAAAACCAGCAGAAGAACAGCAGTCACTGACCAAGACATTGTTCGGTGATACCGCGGCGATTCTTGAACTGCTGAAAAAACCGGAAGACGTTCAAAAGGCTTTTTTACTGGTGTCCGAGCGGACATCCGACGGGACGTTGCCGAAATTCAACGGTTCCGTAGCGAAATCCGCCGAGGCGCTGGGTGAAACCTCGCAAGGGCGCTGGAATGCGCTGGATGCGAGTAAGAACCGGATGTTCGCGGCGGGCGGCAATGCCCTGGCACCGTTGACTGATGGTTTGATGGTGTCGCTCGGCGCATTGGCCGATGGCTTGAGCGGGGTCGCTGAAGCACAACCGAAAGCTACTGCAGGATTGCTGGTGCTCGCGGGAGCCGTTGCGTTGGCGCGCGGCGCTGAAATCAAGGTTGCGATGGCGTCCGCGATCACTGCTGCTGCGACAAAACTTCTGGCTCTGGCCGGCGCGCGACAGATTCCCGAGGCGGGGGATCTGACAGCTGATGCCAAGGAGCGTGGCCGTAAGGGTAAAAAGCAACCCCGAGGCGCAAGGACCGGAAAAAGCACCATCCCCAAAAGCGCTACGAGGCTGCCACGCATGTCTACCGGGAGTCGCTTGCTGGGTGCCGCCAGAATGGGCTCGGCAGTAACCAGACGGGTCGCGCCGCTGATGCTACTCAGTGCAGGTTACGATGCCGTCAAAGGCTTGCAGGCGGGTGATACCAAAGCGGTCGGCGGGGCGCTGGGCTCGGCCGGTGGCGGGCTCGCCGGTACTTATGCTGGCGCTGCTGCCGGCGCCCTGATCGGCAGCGTGGTGCCTGTTCTGGGCACGGCGGTCGGTGGCGTGATCGGTGGTTTGTTGGGGGGTATGGCGGGCGGTTGGGGAGGGGAATGGCTGGGTGAGAAACTCGCTACACCCACCGACAAGCTCGCCGCTCCAGATCAGGTCAGCAAAGACCTGACCAACGCCCAGACGAGCAATCAACAGAGCACGGTTAACGCGAACATCTACATCAACGGCCAGGACCAGGCCAGCGCCAGCCAGTTGGCGAATCTGGTTGTGCAACAGATCACGGGCCAATTCGGACTCATGACCATGCCCAACTCACTCGCCATGCGAAGTGATGCGGCCTTGACTGACGGAGGTACGTGATGCGTCAGCAAATGGCACTCGGCAGTTTCATTTTCGGACTGTCCAGAAACTTCGCTTACCACACCCTGCTGCACACCTCGGACGGCGGCTGGAAGAGCATCGACATCCTCACCAGTAAACCCAAATCCAGTCAGGTCGGCCAAGGCCTGCAAGGGCTGACGATAACAGGCAAGTCGATGTACGCGACCGCCATGGATCGGCTCGATGAGCTGCGTGCCTTGCAGGCGCTGCGCATCCCTTTGCCTTTGGTTGACGGCATCGGCCGCAACTGGGGTCTGTGGCAGATCAACAAGGTGTCGGAAACCCAAAACAACATCCTTGATGACGGCACCGCGATGGTGGTCGATTGGATTATCGAGTTGACGGAGTTCGCCAATGCGTAGGGTTCGAAGTATCGCCGGTGATTCGGTGAATCTGTTGCTGTACCGCGAGCTTGAGCGTTGTGACGATGCCACCGAAGAAGCGCTTTGGCGTCTTAATCCGGAGCTTGCCGAATGGGGGCCGATATTGCCGGCGGGCGTGTGGGTTGCGCTGCCGGAGGTGGATTCGAAACCCGTCGCACCCACACCGGTTTCGGCCTGGGATTAAGGAGGCAGCATGTCACTGGGTTTCACGCCTGCTGTAGAAATTTATGGCGCAAATGCTGCGCTGCTCAACGAACGATTAATCAGTTGGACGCACATCGATGCAGCGGGAGTTGAATCCGATCAACTGACACTCGTGATCAGTCTGGATGGGCTTGAAGGGTTGCCCAGCCTGGGCGGAAAAATCGGTCTGCGGGTCGGTTATCTGGAGTCGGGGCTGGTGGATAAAGGCGAGTTCGTCATTACCCGGCGCACGCCGACCCTGTTTCCCCTGCGTCTGACACTGGTGGCCACGGCGGCGCCGTTCAGTGCTGCGGATCATACCGGGTTCAAGCAGCGCCGATCGGTCAGCCATGGTCCGACGACCTTGGGTTCACTGTTTCGCCAGTTGACGTCCAGGCACGGGTTTTCCCCTCGTGTGGCCCCGGACCTGTCGCTGATAAAAATCGCGCACGTCGACCAGTCCAACGAAACCGACATGGGTTTTCTGACACGCCTGGCCTACCTGCATGACGCCGTCGCCAAGCCGGTCAACGAGCTGTATGTGTTGGCGCGGCGAGGTCAGGCGAAATCGCTGTCGGGCAAAGTTCTGCCGACCATAAAGCTGTCGGTGACGACCAACAATCGCCCAGGGGATCACGCCTTTATCTCCGCCGTTCTGGATGAAACCGCCCGGGCGAAATACCAGGGCTGCAAGACCAGTTGGTGGGATGCGACGGCCGGCAAAGTGCGTGTCGAGGAGAGCGGCATCGCGCCGTTCAAGACCCTTCGCCAGCGCTTTCAGAGCGCAGACGATGCCCGGGCCGCCGCCGAAGGCGAGACCCGCCGGATGATGCGCGAAGCGCTCAAGGTGACGATCGAATGCCCAGGCAATCCGGGATTGTCCGCTGAAGGGATCGTGCTGCTGGACCCCACCTGGCCGGATTTCATGCGCGGTCGTTGGTCGATCGACAAAGTCACCGCCACCGGCGACCGAGAAAAAAGCTATCGCTGCAAGATTGACGCGACCTGCCTGGACGCGAAGGCCTGACGCACATCCCTTGTGGAAGCAGGCTTGTGTGGCGAGGGGGCTTGCCCCCGTTGGGGCGTGAAGCGCACCTGAAAGCAGTCACCGCGATCTTGGTAGAAAGCGGCGACCGGTTTTTACGACTGTTTCGCAGTCGAACGGGGCGATGCGGCGTTCCGACAAGCCCCCTCGCCATACAAGCACGCTTCCACAGGTTCAATCGCACCCTCAAAAATGTTGGAGCACCTCCATGAAGATCACGCCGATCCTCACGCAACTGCGTGAGCAATGCCCAACCCTGGCCAATCGTGTGGCCGCCGGCATCGACCTCGCCACGCTGCAAGCCAACACCCCGTTGCAAACGCCTTGCGCCTATGTGGTGCCGATTGCCGATCTGGCCAGCAAAAGCGTGGCGCAAAACCTGATGCTGCAACCGATCCGCGACCGCGTCGAAGTCACCCTGGTGCTCGACACCACGGACGCCGCTGCAGCGCTGGATCAACTGCACGACCTGCGCGCCGAACTGTGGCGCGCACTGGTGGGTTTCAAGCCTGGCAATGACTACAGCGCCATCGCCTACGACGGCGGCGAACTGGTTTCCATCAACAGCAGCCGTGTGCTCTATCGCCTGCGCTTTTTCACCGAATTCCAGCTCGGCCGCAATCTGCCGGGGCAACCGGCGCAGAGCTGGCACGAGCGTGAACTGGACGGCTTGTCGTCCTTTACCGGGGTCACCGTGCGGGTCGATGCGATCGACCCGGCGGACCCCAATCTGCAACGCCCAGGCCCCGACGGGCGCCTGGAACTGACTTTCTCTGGAGACGTAACCCCATGAGCAAACGCATCACCGTGCTGCCGGCCCCGGGCCGTGCCGTGCCGGACCCGGAAGCGGGCGATCTGTTGCCCCTCGAAGGCCGTGAAGTGCCGGACAACGCCTGGTGGCGTCGACGTCTGGCCGATGGCGATATCACTACCAAAGCCGTGAAAGCGGCGAAACCACAGGGAGCCAAATAATGGCGATCGGATTCAGCAACATCCCCGCGGACATTCGTGTTCCGCTGTTCTATGCCGAAATGGACAACTCGGCCGCCAATAGCGCGTCGTCGGCCATGCGCCGCCTGATCGTCGCTCAGGTCAACGACAACATCGCGCCGGCCGAGGTTGGCAAGCTGGTGCTGGTGTCCAGCGTGGCGTTGGCCAAAAGCATTGGCGGCCAAGGCTCGATGCTCGCCTCGATGTACGAAACCTGGCGCAAGACCGACCCGATCGGCGAGATCTGGTGCCTGCCGCTGCACAACACCGAAGGCAGCATTGCCAAAGGTGTGCTGACCCTGACGGGTGCGGCGACCCAAAGCGGCGTGCTCAACCTGTATGTCGGCGGCGTTCGTGTTCAGGCGGCCATCGTCAACGGCGCCACCGCGGCGCAAGCGGCCACCGCCCTGGCACTGAAAATCAACGCCAGCGCCGATCTGCCAGTCATTGCGGCGGCGGCCGAAGGTGTGGTCACTTTGAGCGCCAAATGGACTGGCGACAGTGGCAACGACATCAGCCTGCAATTCAATCGCCTGGGCAAGAGCAACGGCGAAGAAACCCCGGCCGGCCTGACCTCGGCGATCACCGCCATGACTGGCGGCGCCGGTGTGCCGGATCAAGTGGCCGCCGTGGCGGCGCTGGGTGATGAACCGTTCGAGTTCATCTGCATGCCGTGGTCGGATCTGTCGACCCTCAACACCTGGCAAGCCGTCATGGATGACAGCACCGGTCGTTGGTCCTGGGCCAAGCAATTGTTCGGTCACGTCTACAGTGCCAAACGCGGCACCGTCGGCACTCTGGTGGCGGCCGGTCAGGCGCGTAACGACCAGCACATGACCATTCAGGCGCTGGAACCGGGCGTACCGCAACCGTTTTGGGTACAGGCCGCGGCCCTGGCTGCGCGCACCTCGGTGTTCATCTCGGCCGACGCCAGCCGTCCGACCCAAAGCGGCAGCCTGCCAGGTCTCGACCCGGCTCCGGCGAGCGAGCGGTTCACCCTGACCGAGCGTCAGTCGCTGCTCAACTACGGCATCGCCACCGCGTACTACGAAGGCGGCTACGTGCGCATTCAGCGTTCGATCACCACCTATCAGAAGAACGCC